GTAGCAGCTTATATTCTAGTATCTTCTTAAAAGCTATCTGCATTAGAAACCTCCTTTCAGGCCATCCAATATCTCTGACAAACTAGGGCGTTTGTCTTTCTTTTCGTAAAGACAACTAAACACTTTGGGACACTCAGAAAAACTTTTTGTAGGGTAATGATACCCCAAACCTCCATATCCCGCTGTAAATCTGTATACACAAACTTTTTGGTCGTTTGCATCTGTAAACCTCTTCCACAAGTGGCACTGCACATGGGTCGGGTTAGCGACTCCTGCAAGCGTTACTGATAGTATTAGCGCATTTATCACTGTGTAGCCAATACTATTAAATATAGACCACCACCCAACACACTAATAATACCTAAAGACAGGCCACCAATAGCTGCATTGTTTGCCATCTGTCTCTTTGCTTCCATAGCTGCGTACACCGTATCTTCTCTTTCTTTGCGTATCTGTCTACGCATACCTAACATCTCATCGTAGGTTCCTAGACCGAACCTGTAATCTAACATAAACTTAATCTCTTTTTCCTTTTCAAGCAAAGTTTTCTTACGGACAATAATGTCCATCGCTTCTTGTTCTATATTATCGCTACCGTGAGTTTGTTTATCTAGCCATGTAGGGTTTTTGCGTTGAGACTCCGCACGGGTAATATCCGCAACTGCTGAATACCAAGACCCTAGCTGTTTACTAACGTCCTGAATTTCACGACCAGCGCCCACAAGCATTTTGACACTTTTAAAGGCTGCATTAGCCGCTGCAAATGCTGTTATTGGGTCGATCATTGCAAAACAAAGCTCCTAACCCATTTTTACAAGTATGGTCACAAGCATTAACATAATAGCGCCTGACGCTGCCATCATTGTTGTTTCTATTCTCTTAACCCGGACAAATAACTCTTTAAACTGAATACGAACTTCTGTTTGTAGAGCTACCATGTCCTTCTCCAATTGGTCTATTCTATTATGTGCCGACTGTAATGTTCTATCATCCATTATGTTGTCACCGTTACTAAATCAACTTAATCTGTACCTAAAAAACTAGCCACAAACGATTTATTCCTATGGTTTAGGCGGCCAATCATCATCAGTTAAGATAGGCCAGTTCTCATGCGCCGTGATATCGCGCAAAGCCTGACGGTAAGTTGTCATGGCTGCATCCATAGTCACATCAGTCAAGGCGAAGTAATCTGTCTCAGCCAGCAGCGCGTTGCGCTTTGCACGGGCTTCGGCTGCACGGGATACTGATCTCTCTGCAAGTTGCTCTACTGAAAGCTCACGCACAGTCGGGGCATACACCCACGCACCGTCCTGTAGGACAGGAACGGGGCCATACTCAACGAAATGCGTCTCAGTGTCATGCTCCGGGCTTGGGAGCCTTTTTACATCATGCACACCATAAGACGCGAGCATCTCGTCAGAGATTTTTCTTGGGAAACTGACCCTTGGGTTATCACGGCGTAGTTTACCAACTGAGTATGGGTAAGTATCAATCTTGCCGTTTGTAACTTTTACGAACATTGTATTAGTCCTTTCTGTTCGGTGTTAGATTAGTTGGAGACTTGCTGCTGTATTACTGCAAGCATGATTTCAGCCTTTTTTTGCTCTAACTTTTCTGAGGATAGAAGGTTGCGTAGTTGATCTGCAAACTCTGACAATTCAGCCTGATCCGCCAGTGACTTCTTGCTGATCTCGCTCAGAGCGATTGTGTAGTTGTCAATATTGATCTGATACCCCATGACTTCTTGGGTACGAGCTTCTAAAGATAGCTCTAAGATTTCTTCGCGGGTTTTGGGTTGTTCTTGAGTTTCCATGATATTCCTATGAGTTAAATTGCAATTCGAGTAAAGGCTACGCCATAGCCATTGCCAGTAGGTAAGGTGGATGGATCAGCAAACTTAGTACCAAAGCCACTACCTGACCAAGGATAAGCTGCGATGTAAGGGCTGTTGGTAATATTAGCTACAGCTATGGTTGAGCCATCAAGGCTGAAGTCTACACTACGGCCAGTGCTAGCAGGTAGGGTAGATGGATCAGCAAACTTAGTACCAAAGCCACTACCTGACCAAGGATAAGCTGCGATGTAGGGGCTGTTGGCATGAGCTACAGCTATGGATAAACCATCGGGGCTAAAGGCTACGCCATAGGCAGTGCTAGCAGGTAGGGTAGATGGATCGGCATACTTAGCACCAAATCCACTACCTGACCAAGGATAGACTGAGACATAAGGGGTTGAGTTATGCGCTACAGCTATAGCTGAACCGTCAGGGCTGAAGGCTACACTACGGCCAGTGTTGTTAGGTAAGGTGGATGGATCAGCAAACTTAGTTCCAAAGCCAGACCCGGACCAAGGATAGGCTGTAACGTAGGGGCTACTGACATGGGCTAAAGCTAGAGCTGAACCGTCAGGGCTGAAGGCTACGTCTTCGCCAGTGCCAGTAGGTAAGAAAGATGGGTTAGCATACTTAGTACCAAATCCAGCCCCAGACCAAGGATAGGCTGAGACGTAAGGGCTACTGACATGGGCTAAAGCTAGAGCTGAACCGTCAGGGCTGAAGGCTGCACCATAGGCAGTGTTAGTAGGTAAGGTGGATGGGTTGGCAAACTTAGCGCCAAAGCCACTAATCGCTGACCAAGGATAGGCTGTAATGTAAGGGGTACTGCTATGGGCCACCGCCACATATTGATTGTAATATGGCTGCGGTTCACCAATGGTAGAGAAGGCTATCTCCTTGACAGAGTTAGCCGGTAAAGTAGATGGGTTGGCATATTTAGTACCAAAGCCAGACCCAGACCAAGGATAGGCTGAGACGTAAGGGCTAGCGACACTACTTGCAGCTATAGCTGAACCGTCAGGGCTGAAGGCTACGCCTTGGGACCGATCGCCAGTAGGTAAAGTAGATGGGTTAGCATACTTAGTACCAAAGCTAGAACCAGACCAAGGGTAAGCTGTAATGTAAGGGCTAGCGAAATGACCTACAGCTATAGCTGAACCGTCAGGGCTGAAGGCTACATCAAAGCCAGTGCCGGTAGCTAAGGTAGATGGGTTAGCATACTTAGCACCAAAGCCACTAATTGCTGACCAAGGATAAGCTGTAATGTAAGGGCTATCGCTATGACTTACAGCTATGGCTGAACTATCAGGGCTGAAGTCTACGCCCCAGCTAGTGGAAGCAGGTAAGGTGGATGGATCAGCATACTTAGTACCAAAGCCGCTACCAAACCAAGGGTAAGCTGTAACGTAAGGGCTAATGACATGAGCTACAGCTAAAGCTGAACCGTCAGGGCTGAAGGATACAGCATAGGAATTGGCAGGAGGTAAGGTAGATGGATTGGCATATTTAGTTCCAAATCCACTACCAGACCAAGGGTAAACCATAATGTAAGGGCTACCGGCATGGACTACAGCTATGGTTGAACCATCCGGGCTAAAGTCTATACTATATCCATCGAAAGCAGGTAAAGTAGATGGATCAGCAAACTTAGTTCCAAAGCCAGAACTAGACCAAGGGTAAGCTGTAATGTAGGGGCTGTTGGCATGAGCTACAGCTATAACTGAACCATCAGGTCTGAAGGCTACATCAAAGCCAGTGCCAGCAGGTAGGGTAGATGGGTTAGCATACTTAGTACCAAACCCATTGTTATCATTCCACGGGTATACGGTAACATACGGAGAGTCGACATGAGCTACTGCAATAACAGTATCGACGTCGCCGCCGCCAGAAGCCGACATAAGCTTTCTTGCGGCAAAACTCACGACAGAACCTGCCCAGCAGTAAATCCATAAAAAGTAGTCCCGCCATCCGTAGTAAAGAACACAAACACGTCAACCTCACCAGAACCAGTTGATATAGTTGGCGCAATACCCGCAGCCCAATCAACCGAAGCAGGCCAAGTGATTTGTCTGGCAGAGCTGTCTTGCACTATCTTCAGAGTAAACGAATATCCGTATGTGTCAGGTGTAGTACCGCTTGTGGGTGGATTGCTGAATGTGAATGCGGTGTCTTCTGTCAGCGTGTGGCTAAACATATTGCCAGTCTCGCAGTCTATTGTGGTGCCGCCGCCTGTGGAATTGACTGCTAAGTGAGTCTCATTGTAGGACTTAGCTATAAGCTCTTCTGAAAGACTAACGTCACCGTCAGAATTAGCGGTGACAACTTTTTCGTTTTCTG